CACCCTCGCGCATCACGCCCTTATCCTATTTTATACTCTATTTATAGGATTCTATCGGTAACACCGGTAACATCCTTGTGGTTTAGGCACTTACACCGGTAACATCGACGGTAACACTCGGTAACACCGGTAACATTCGCCAGCGCTTCACGGTTGAGCCTCCAGCGCGGGCAACGTAGCTGGTCCACCCAAGCCTGCGCAGTATCACCCCAACGCGTTTTGCGGCCGCGTTACTCTGGTCCTTGATGTCGATTTGAAGCGGTCCCCCCAAGATCTCCCGCGCGCTGTAGGTGCGGTGCGACTCCATAAAGCTGCCAATGATCTCCTCCCACGGATCCTCTGGGCGGCGTTCGTCGGCCTCGGTCGAGGCTTGGAGCACTGGCACGCCCCACCAGTCCTCGCCCGCCCGAAACCGTGCCACTGCCTCGGCGAATAACTGCTCTCGGTTTTCCCTCAACCAGTCCGGGTTAAGAAACCCGCACCGAACCGGCCAAAACCTACGCGCTCCTGTGTCGTCGGCCTGCCAGTCGTCTCGGTTTGTCGTGCCAGCAAACACGCTCTGCCGTGGGTGCTCCTCGGTCACCCGCCCGTAGGGTAGGCGCACCCGGTCAATGCGCGTGGACATGATGCCCTTCAGCCGGTCCACGTCAGCCCGGCGAAACGCGTGCATTTCCGCCACCTCGATTAGCCAGCGGCCCTTCAATGAGAGCACAAAATCTTTGCTGCCAAAGTCCTCGTGACACTCGCCAAACCAGTCGCCCCCGAGGATCGCCAGCGCGGACGATTTCCCAGCGCCTTGCGAACCCTCGAACACCGGCATGGTGTCCACCTTACAGCCTGGACGGAGCGCACGAGCCACCATTGAGATCAGCCAACACTCGCCAACTCGGACGTGGTACGGGGTCAGCGGCGTGCCAAAGCCGCGCGGGAGCACGTCGTGCAGTCGGTGCGTGCCGTCCCATGTCAGCGATTCCAGCCACTCCTTCAGGCTGTTTTTGGGGTTGCCTCGGGCCACGGCGTCGGCGGCCTCATGGACGCGCTCGGTTCCAAGGGTCGGAAACTCAAAGACAGATTGAATCCACCGGGTTACTCGGACGGCGAGGTAGTCAGTCCAGTTTTCGGTTGGTCCAAACGCATCGGTCTGGATTTTCTCCAAAAACGTGTCGTACCAGATCCGCCCTTTCCATCGTGAGTGCTTTTCGAGCACTTGGCACACGCCGTTCAAACATGGCACATAACGTCCCTGCGCGCCACGCTGAAACCCAAAGTCCACCAGTTCCGGCTTGCTTTCAGCAATCTCCTCGCGCACCTCCACCCGCTGGATAAGTTCCGTTTCTCCCGTTCGAATGGCTTGGGTCGTAGTTGTCGTGCGTGCCACAATCAGTTCCTGCACCCCGACGCGTTCGGCCCGCGCTAAGAACGCAAGGCACTCCTCCCGCGTCCAACCCTCGGAAATGGCGTCGGCCACGTCCCAGCCCTTTTGATCGTAGGATTTGGGATGGGCGATTTTTACCTCGCAGCCGCGGACGATGAGCAACTCGGCAATTCGAGCCATGCACTTGCGCCCTGGTTCGTCTGCATCGGGCCAGAGCACCACTCGACGCCCTTCGAGCGGGCTCCAGTCCACATGCTCCACCGCACCAGAACCACCGGGCCACGTCACCGTAGGCGTCGCAGGGTCCAGTGCTCTGTAGGCGTCTGCGCATTTCTCCCCCTCCACCAGCACCACCACGGCGTTAGGTAGGCTGGCAAGCTGGTCCAGCCCGTACAACGGACGGGGGCAGGCAAACGCCTTGGTCTGCCACACGATGTCGCCGCGCTCGTCGTACCAGGGCGTTCGCGGGATCAGCTTTTTACCGCTTTCGGTGTCGATGCGGCAGATGAACCCAAGCACGTTTCCTTCCGCGTTCCGGTATGTGTACCGTGCCGAGGACGCCGGTAGCTTCGGGTTTGGCATGTCCTCGGGCGGATCCAGCACTGGGTCCAGTTCGTCGGGGTCTGGTTCCTGCACCCGCTGCGCCGCCCGCGGTTGCGGTTGCGTGTCCCCGCCCAGTCGCTTGGCCGCCTCGCCTTGGCCGATGCCGTGAATGGCAGCGTATAGGCTCACCGGATCGCCTCCCTTCTCGCCGGTGGCAAAATCAGACCACGCGCCTTTGCGAGCATGGATTTTTAGAGATTCGCCCGGCTCACCCGCCAGCGATCCAACGCACCAGTTCGGCCCGATTTTCTTTCCATTTGGGAGCCACTGCTTAAGCGTGCCGAGGTAGTCAGCAAGCAACCGCGCGTTGATAGAGTCGAAGTCGATGCTCATAGTCCTGCCTCCGCTTCCTCGGCCGAACGCGCAATCATCGCGATCCCGCCGTGTTGTTTCACGACCTTCTGCCACCGGAGCTGTTCAGCGCTTGGTTTGCCTTTGTTTGTTTTCACCTCGATAGACAGGAACACCGCCACAGTCTTTCCAACGTGGTCTTGTGTGATGGTCAGCGCGCGCCAGCCGATAAGGTCAGCGGATCCAGGACACAGCCCAAACGTGTGCCACCGTGCGTGCTGATCCTGCACTCGGCCAACGTGGTTGCGAAATAGGCGGCAGTCAGGACGTGAGCCAATGGCGGAGAGGATTTGGTTTTGGATTTTAGCTTCGGACATGGGAAAGTTTTTGTTGGTGGCGATGGTAAGCCCAGCCGGGCTTGTAGCCGTTGAGTTCGGCAATGGCTTGGAAATCGGAGAGGGACTCAGCCGCAGCGCAAAGCGCGCCGGTGATAAGTTTAAGAAAAGGAGTGAATCGCTCGTCAAAAGCCTCCCACGTTTCTTTGGTTTGCTGTTCGTGAATGAAAACTGCAAGTTTGCCAACGCACTGTTCACGAAGTTCTGTTCCCCATTTCCATGCAATGGAGTTTCGTGGCACTTGCGGCATGAGGTCATCCGCAAGTTCATCTTCGCGAATATCAAGTTTGCGGGAAATCACCTCAAGAATATGGCGTCGAATCCCAGTCTGTGGCGGCGGAAGCCACTGCGGCAGTTCCTCAAGATCACCACTAAGTTGCTCAAGTTCTCCACGCACGCCTTGTTCCCGTTCATGCCCACATTCCGGGCAAACTTCTGCCGCTGCTGGAATGATTGCAAAGCACGCCTCGCAACGTCGCACTGGTGATTCGCCTTTTTCTTTTTCTCTGCCGTCAAGGCTCCACACGCGGTGGTCTTCTGCTCGTCCGTGGTTGATTTGCCAATCTTCTTTCCTCAAGTGTGCCACGTTGCCGACGTGGTCGATCACGATAGCGCGCTCCTTGCCTGGTGCTGGCCTGAGCACCCGCCCGATTTGTTGCAGATGCAGCCCTAATGATTGGGTTGGACGCAACAGGATCGCAGCAGTGACAACCGGCACGTCAAAACCCTCGCTGATAATGTCACAGGAGGATACCCCGTGCAGTTCGCCGTTGCCGAGCTTTTGGATGGCAGCTTGGTTGTCGGCGTAGCTCATTCGGGAGTGGAGCGCCTGCCAGCGGTAACCCGCAGCGCGGAAACCTTCAGCCACGTTTTCAGAATGTGCAATGCTCGCGCAAAATGCAATTGCAGGCGCGTCGTTACACACCTTGCGATACCATTCAACCGCGTGTCCAGTGACTCCGCGCGTGTTCACTGCGCGCTCGGTTTCGGTTTTATCATACTCACCCATTCGAGTGCGCATTCCTTCGGTGCTAACGGTTTTTGGCGAGTAATACCGGACCTTAGAAAGGAACCCTTTGTCCATCAGGTCCTGCACGCGCGGCCCGAGCACCATGGCGTCAAACACGTCGCCCAGTCCCCTGCCATCAAGCCTCTGCGGTGTCGCCGTGACGCCCACAACGCGCGCGGCAGGATAAGCGCCCATGATCGTGTTCCAACTGCCTGCGGTGGCGTGATGCGCCTCGTCGCAGATAATCCAGTCCGGTTGCCAGGCAATTTTCTGGATTCGGTTTTTTAGAGTGTGCACCCCGGCAACCTGCGTCAGGTGGCAGAGTTCCCGCTTCCGCTTGGCAGCGATAAACCCGTGTGGAATTTCAAAGCGGGCCAGCGTGCCCCCGATCTGATCGAGCAGGAAATCTCGGTGAGCCAGGAGCAGCACGCGGTTTCCTCGCTGAGTCAATTTTTGGGTGAGGTAGGAAAACATCACCGTCTTGCCTGCGCCAGTTGGCGCCACCAAAAGCACGCGCCGATGCTTTTTCGCAAACGCCGCTCGCAGGTCGTCAATGCACTGTTGTTGGTAGTCTCTTAGTTCCATTTAGTCCCGCGTGGTCGGATGCGCGGCCCCCGTGTTGCGGACTAAAACGGGACGTTGGCCGCAGGGTAATCCATCGGGATTTCGTCCTTCACTTGCGCGGAGTCCGGTCCAGTTGCAATGCTACCGCGCGGAAGCCAGCGCAGGATTTCAAGGAACTTTTTTCCTGTGTGTTTACCTTCGGTTTTCTCTTTGCCGTAGCCGACCTGCACAACGCCAGAGCAGTCCAGAAGATCGGCAGCCTCAAACGTGTTCTCTGCTCCCACCTCGTCCTCAAATCCAAGCGCGTGCCGCACCTGAGTAATCTTCCAGCCTGCGGCCTCGGTGTTGTAGAGCTTCTCAACAAACTTCATTTCAGCGTTTGGACCGACGGCAACTTCCATTTCCACCATCTGGTCGCCTTTCATGCTGTAAGCTTCTTGCGCCGATTTGACTCTGGCGACGTATACTCCAGGGGACAAGATCCCCCGGCTCTCTCTTGCGATGTACTTAATGCTCATAGTGCTGCTTTACGGTTGGTTGCTGCGGTTTTGCAGAGTTGATAGAATGCGCTGGTCGGTGCGTGCCCTTGCACCGCGTCTTGGAAAGCCAGCACCAAGGACTCCATGGTTGGCGCCAGTGTGATGCTGTCGGGAGCTGTCTCCTGTACGGTCTCAATTTCCAACGTCCGGATCGGCTGCTCAAATGTGCGGATCGGTTGCTCAAATGTGCTCACCTCCTCTGGTGTGTACATGCCGACAATGACGCCAGGGTAAACGGTGCGCACCCCTTCGGAGATGCACCGTGCCCGCAGCATGGCAGCAGGGAACTTGTCGAGGTTGCCGACGCCTGCTTTTTTAGCGCGGGCAATCGTCCAGGTAATTGCAACGCTCCCGCCCTGCGGATGCGAGAACGTGCCGGTGACGCCCTCGTCGGAGTAGGCATCCCAGTTAACGCGCCCTCCAGCGCCCTGAAACCGCGCCAGCATAGCGTCAGCCGTGAGCGACGGCTTGCCGTTGATGATGTGATAATGGGTCGCAGCCTTAGCCGGATGCAGTCCGTCCGCTTGAGCCACGAGCATCAGCGCTGCGGCCTGTTCCATCGTCTTGAAACCAAAGCACCCAGCTTTAGCGACGACATTTGCCATCTGTTGGAGATCCCCAAAAGGGATAAGTTGCATGTCAGACATATTAGTTATTTGGTTGTCTGCGTGTTGAGGATGCGCAGCCCCCTGTGTGATTATTTGGCCGCTTCTATAAGTGCGTCTGCGTATTCAAGAGCCCAAATAGTCCCCCCGCCACAATCTCTATCAGGATGAGAACAACTTGATGCTAGGATCATTGCCGCAATCTCAAGGCGGGAGGGTTCTGGACGAACCTGTGCAGCCTTGGCTTCGTTCATGCCAGCCACAAGTTTAAGCATCTGCCCGCTAAGGTCGTCTGGATTTACCATCTCTGCCCTCATTTTTTCGATCAATTCCGCCTGTTCCTGCAACCGTGATGCTGCATCCAAAAGGTCACGTTGCAAAATCGCGTCCATTTGAGTTGCCACTTTGCGGATGTTGTCAATGATTCTGAGTGTGCTTTGTTCCATGGTGATGTAGTTTTGAGTGCTCATTTGGTCAGTCTTGCCCAGATACGAGCAAGCACGCTGTGATTTTCCAAGTGGTTGAGCGACTCTCGAAGCAGTCGCACGGACTCGCCTTGCCAAGCGATGATCTGCCTAGCGTCCGTCAGTTTTGCGGAGGTTGCACGGAACTTTGCGCGTTCGTCGCGGAGTTTGCGGCGTAGGTGCCAGATCTGTTTTTGCGCCCTCATTGCCCCTCCTTTGCTGCTGCGATCAGTGCGTCTGCTTGTTTTAACCCGATTTTTGCAAGATCGTTGTAATCCGAACAATTAGAATGCGATCCAGCAAGAATGGTTGCCGCAATTTGAATCCGGTCATGTTTTGGTTTCTTCAATCGCTCCATTTTGCAAATGGCTTCGTCCCGTTCCTGAATTAGCCGCTTGACGCGCTCAAGAGGTTCAACCACTTCAGAAAATCCGGCGTCGCTTATAGTTTTGCGAATTGCGTCAATCTCGGCGTGGCATTCATCGCGTTCGTTGCGCGCCAAAATCAAACTTGATGTTGCGCCTTGAAGTGCTTTTTGCAATTCGTCCAGCCTTTTCGCCGCTTCAAAAATCACAGCATTTGCGACACCGTCAACAGAGTCAATTGACTCCGCCAATCGCTGCATAGCTTGAATAAGTGTTTTTGTGTCTGTTGTCATAATTTATTTTGCCTGTACCAAAGGAGCCTGCCCAATCTTCCGCTCCACAATCTCATGCGGCAGTGATACCCCGGCAGAACTGAAGAGAGCCTCGGCCTTTTTTGCGCTCATTGCCCCCCCAGCGCGAATCGCGTCACCGGCTCCGATAAGGCCCACCTCCACCGCAGCGGCAATGTCTATGGCCAGAACGTACTCGCTTGCACGCGGCTTTTGCAACCTCCAGCCGTGCACCGGCTGCCCAGCTTCGAGCAACTCGCGAGCCTTGGCCTTGGCCGCGTCGCGGAAGTCTTCCAGCGTCGAGCACGCCGTCAGGAACTTACCGAGCTGCACTGGGTCGTTGAGCACCGCCAGAAACCCCTCGTCCTGCACCGTCGGAGCCAGTCCCGCCACTGTCACCAGCGCGGAGTCCTTACTGGCAACCCGAGCGGGACAGGTCAGTGATTTTGCGCACCAGCCGCAATAATCGTTTTCCCGCGGGCCAGTGCCCACGTTGGCAATGATGCCGCGCACCATGTCAGACGCGGACTTGTACGTCCAGTGATGCGTTACCAGTTTGCGCTGGTCACAGAACAACAGGTGCGTGGTCCATGTCTGCTCAAAACGCATTTGCATGAGCCCCAGCGCGTAGGCTGCCATCTGGCCCTGGTAGTCGTAGATCTGCCCGCTCTTGAGGTCCATGCTCCAGTTAGCCCGCTGTGCCACGCCATCCACGGTGCCGGTGTGATCCAGCCCCGCCGTCTGCACTCGACAGGCGTCGTCGGCTGTCACGAGCCCGTCTTCGCCTCCACCGAGAATGATGCATTGTTTCAGCGCCCAGTTAATGGCGGCGGCGTCCTCGTCGTTGAGGTCACGCGGGATCTCGCCGGTCGTCCAGGCGTCGCGGAAAACGCGGTCTAGCATTGTCCCGCGTTCGGCTGCCGGACTGGTGCCCGGTGCGCCTTCGTACTGGCCGCAGAGGGCCAACTTGGGAAGTGAGCTGTGTCGTATTTTCATTTATTTTGCTCCGTCTATTGATGCGGCAAACAGCGCACGGATTGACTGCACCGAATAAAATCGGCGTCCGCGTGACTTGCCTGGCTGACAAATGCACGTCGTTGCTATTTGACCCGCCTTGCTAAGTTTGTAAATAGTGCTAAGTCCCAAGCAAAACATAGCTACTGCATCTTTGCCGCTGATCCACTCAGGATTGTTTTGCTGTTCTGTTTTTTGTGTCGTTTTCATTTGGTTTGTCTCTCTGCGTTTTTGATTGCCCGGTATTCTTTCGAGCACTCCGGGCTGCATGCTTTGGCAACTCCACTGCCAGAAGGGCGAACAGGTTTGATTTGATGGCAAATAATGCACTCGGCCATCTTTGGCAGGCTTTTAGTGTAAACATGCTGTGCCTTGAAGCTGGCAACCTGCATCGCTTGACTGCAAATCCGCGAACAGCAAACTTTCTTGCGGTCTGCCGGTCGGAACTCCTTTTGGCAGTTCTTGCACGCCTTCATTGGGATCCGGCAGGTTTCGCACTTGGTCAACGTGCGCTTGTGCCGTTCAAACGTCACGCCGCACTCGCAGCACTGCGTAGTCTGCCATGGCGCTAGAGGGCCGCGCTTTACGATTGGCACTGGCACCAGTCCAGCAGGATCGGGCCGCTTGATGAGCCCCTGCCGGATCGCAGCGGCAACCAGCGCAGGCATCTCGGCCAGCTCTGGCTTAAGCACGCACTCGGCTAGGCTGCTGAGTCGGGCCATGTAACACTTCTGGTGCCGGTGCGGAGCCGAGTAATACGGCGCCCCGTTCATTAGTCCGCTCATCGGGTGATATGGAGCAATACGGCCACGTTGATGAGCGTCAGCCCGGCAAAGGTCAGCGCCTCGATGATGTCAGTGGCGCCGGCCAGCGCTAGGATGTCCACTGCGGCCAGTGCCCAGAAGCCGCTGGCATACCAAAGGCTGTGGCGCTTTTTGTTGGGAGGAGTAGGAGTCGGCCCTTGGTACGGGCGGGAGTAGTGTGATGTGCTCATGTTAGCGGGGAAGAGCGTTTGCCATTGCAGCGCGGCGGTCAGTTCCGAGAGCACCAAATGATGCTGGCTTGCGAGTGCCATCTGGCAAAATGAGACTGCACTCAAATCCAAGGTGCCAGCCGTAAGGGTGGCGCTCGTTGCGGTAGTAGCGGATGCTGCGCGGGTCAACGGTGCAGGTGCCGTAGGTATGGTCTTTGATGATCCAACGTGGTTTGATTGTCGTGTTCATTTGGGTTTTGGTTTGTTGTCACTCTGACGGCCTCGTCAGCACCCGCCTTACGGGTGGACCCCCGGAGGGGTTTCGGCCTAGGATGCCAGCGCCCGCTCCGCTGCCTGCTTGATGCAGGTGTCCACGACCATTTTTGCAAGCCCCAAGGTTGGCTCACTGTTGTCCCAATTCTCCTCACCGGGAGCGAAGATGTTCCACTCAATGCTGTTTGCCTCTGAGCACCCAAGGCTGCCGTAATCAAAACGCTTGATAGTCCAACCGCGATACAGGTAGTGACCTGCGGAGACTTTCTTTGCTGTGTGCGTAATGGCTTTTTTGGTTTTGCGTTTCATTGTCGTTGGTTTGGTTTGTTGTTGTGGTTGCTGCTAACGACGACAACTCTAGCCACCCAAACACGCTTGGCTAGCTTTTTCTTTCACTTTTTTTTGCCCGCCTTAAATCGTTGCGTTCACGTGCTTTAGGACGCGGCTTGCTGGCATTCCTGCGCGCTGCCTCTGCTTTTTTTTCGGATTTTACTGCGCCGCCCCGTTTTCCCATTTCCCGGCAGTGTTCGCGGAGGGTTTTATCGGCTCCCATTTTGGTGTAAACGGTTGATTTCCCGCTCGATGTACCAGATCGCTTTGCGCAGATCCTGCACGGCGTCGCCCTTTTGCCCTGCGCGCCACAAGTACTTTATGGCGTTGCCGATGCAGAAATTGTGGTGCTCGCAGATGGTAATGCACTCTACCCCGGATTTATGTCCGGTGTAATGAGCGGGATGGTTAACTGGGTCTTCGGGCTGCTTCATCCAAGCATCCTACCCAAGCACGCTTGGCTGTCTAGGTCCTCTTTTTCGCAATTAACAAAAGTGCCTTTGTTTCATGAGGTAACAACGCCCCGTTGCGGGATCTCCCCGCACACCATGCGGCAAACTGTTGCGTTTTTGCGAAAAAGTATATCTTGGCGGAGTTATGGAAACACCTACACCAGTCAAAACTCGTAAACCCCGCACCGTCAAAGAAGCTGCGCCCCATGTCGCTGCGCTGAAAAAATCGGTAACAAAAGCCCTTAAGGCTGAGCACGCCTACAGCCTAGCAAGTGCAAAAGCTGGCAAGCAGATCGAGCGCATCAAAGAGAGCCTGAAGACTAAGCGTGGAGCAGTAAAAGCAGCCTGGTACGAGGTCCAGAATCAGGCTTCGGCCTGCGTTAGCGTGTACGACGGGCCAGAGCTTTAGTCGCCATCAGGGACGAGGCCGGACTCGAACAGTGCGGCCTCCTCCTCTCGGCGCTTTCTGAGCCCTTTGACTGTCGGCCACAGCCTAGTCATGGCTCGCAGTTGCGCTGGAATCCCTGCAACGTCACCGGCGCGGAGTAGTTCCTGAATGCGCGCCATTTCGGTTCTACGCTCGCCGGTTAGTGACGCACCACGGTTGAACACCAGGCTAACCAGCGCTGCGGCACAATCGCCCGGCAACCCTTCAGCCTGCGGGTAGATCCTGAGCGTCCTGAGATACCATGTAGGAATTGTCACTTCCTGAAACACCTCAAGTGCCGCGGCCCATGGGATCCCAATGTGGCGCACATGTGGCAGTCGCTGCTGTGCCGCGGCGCCTTTGTGCGTGCTGACGGACACGAGCAGCGCTAGGGCAGCGTCATTAACTCGGCCACGCCAGGCGCGTGTTGTTTCACCCGCGTGCGTGTGCCCGAGGTCCCAGCCCACTCCGATGGTGATACCAGATTCGCCACCGGGCCATTCTGGGTTTGGATCGTAATACGACTCGCCGCCGGTTTCCCAGCGGATAATGGCTTCAATTCCGCGTGCGCTAAGATTCATCGTCTTCGTCCTCGGTTAGTTCACATTCTGTCGGGTGCTCGGACCAGCGCATTGCCTGGTACATGCGAGCGTACAAGGATCCAGATCCAGCCTCGAAAGTCTGATAGGTGTCCGTGTCGCTGTCGTGTGCCAGCACCTGCACGCAGTCAAAATGCTCGCCCAAGCAAGCGGCTATGCGCTCAAGGTAAACTTGTTTTTCGTCGGTGGTCATAGTTTTCCAGTGTAATAGTGGTTTGCCAAAATCACCTTACCGTCCTTGGTGCAGGTCCGATACTTTTTGCAGTCGTATTTTTTACGCGCCACGAGCCCCTGTACAATCCCGCGTTTCACGCCCAGTTTTTCCATTAATTCGACCAGCGTATACCAGCCCACCGGCGGATGTTCGCCCACCAGTTCGGCTTTGAGTAGTTCCAGTAGCGTATTTTTCATATGGGCAATTTAAAGTCCCCGGCTTTGGTCTCTTTTGCCAGCCAGACAACAGTTTCGGAGTCGCAATACTCGCCCCAAGCAAATCCACGGCTCCAAGAGGTCGTCGCTCTCCGGTTGGCTGCGTATCCCATGGCATTCTTATCCCCCAGCCAGCCCACACAATACCCCGTAGGGTGCGCCCTGTTGCGTCCCTCTGCCTGCTGTACCCTGTGTAAGTGAGCGATCACAACCTTGGTAGCACTGCCGCCGCACACGGCTTCTGCGTGATCCCTCACGGAATTCTCATTTATCATATACCCATGGCCAAGCAGGCAGTCCCCAATCTGCCTCCAGCCGTTCTGGAAATTGTAGTCAACCACCTCGCACCGCATCCGTTTAGCCTGGTCGGTGATCTGCCCCATCACACGGCCCGCCAGTGCGGCCACAATGGCACGCGGTGATTCCATCAGCGTATTAAGGCGGGCCTCGTGGTTGCCTAGGAAATAGAGTTGCGGTGCTAGTTGGTGCAAGAACGCAAGCCCGTCCTGCAGATCAGACTCGGGATCCACGGCGTCGTCTGCGGTTCCAGCCGCACCAGCCCGCAAGCACGCTAAGTCAATGGCGTCGCCCAGGTGAATCGTGGTGTGCGGCTTCCAGCGTGCCTTGAACGCGAGCACCTTTTTTAGGAGTGCCTGGTCCGCGTGGTGCCCGTGGCTACACCCGACGGCCAAGAATCGCTTCCAGCTTCGGGTGATGTTTGCCATGCGTTACACGCGGGCCAGAAACGTAATGCCAGCACCTGGCACGCGAGGAAGGCGCCCTTGCGCGTCGTAAATTCCGCTGTACGGGTTGATTTTGTCAGGAGGTAGGCCAACGCCGTCCATCCCCGCGGGCGGAAGCACACGCTTTACGGCCGCAAGGATTTGCAGCCCAGCGGGAGGAGTTGCGCCCAGATAGCGGGCTTGAAGGTCAGGAATTACAGGTACAGGGAGCACGGTCATAGAAGAGGCTTCTGGCCGCGCTCGTTGCGGATGACATCAATCACGCCAAAAATACCAAGGATGGCGTCAACGGTCGTGTTGCCGACGCCGGTGGAGTAAAGCCCAAGCGCAGCCCCAAGCTTTGCAAGTCCCAGCCAAGTTGATGGCTGCCTAACGTAGTTTTTCAGTGTCTGTTTCATGTTCGTTGAGTAGTCGTTCCCAAAGCGCTTTTCGGTCAGCTTCGCATTCGCGGATTTTGCCATTGAGATACCAAACTGCGGCCAGCGTCAGAGCCATAGAAAGCCCCTGCGCGGCTGCCTGTTGAGCTATTAGGTCGAGCAGTTGGGTCATTTAGAAGGTAGCAAGAGTTGCTTTGCGCCAAGTGTTGTTTGCCGTGCAAATGTACAGCCCAGTCGCGTCAAACGCCATCTGCCCCGGACGCCCCACCGATGTAGCAGTGGCAGGAACGGCACCAGTGCCACCGGCAGCGCCATTAATGAACGTGCCCACGATGCAGCGGGTCTGTCCAGTGATCGTCGTGGACGCTACGGTCTGCGCTGCCGAAACCGTGTATGTGCCCGTGCCGCCCGTGCCGGTGCCAAGTGCGGTGATCGTGGTGCCTGCGGTGACTCCTGTGCCCGTGATGAGCATGCCCACCTGAATCACGCCGCTTGAAACTGCGGTGACGTTAAGTGATGTCCCACCGCCAGCAATTGCGCCGGTGAACACTGCGCCCGTAGTGACGTATTGATTAACGTTGTCCCACTCAACGGCATGCGCCTGCGGGATCGTCATCAATGCTGCTCCCGCTTGAAAGAAAAACGGAACTGAATTAACGCCAGCACCATTTGCCCGAAAGGTTTGGTACCCAGTAAACAAGTTTGTGCCAAGGCTCGCAGGCGACGCCCTTAGATTAACGCGAACCATGGTAATGTTGGTGGTCCCAACAGTGATTTCAGTGTTTCCTGTTCCAGTCGGTCCTACAAATGTTTGAACAAATCCGTTTTGGGCTGACCCAAAACGGGTCATGTACATCGAATTTTTGACAACGCCCGTGTACCAGGATGGGCGAGTAAATACGGCAGAAACACCAACTGCTCCAACAGTTGTGACTTGCCAAAACCCATTTTGTGTTGTTGTGGTCTGTAGCGCAAACGCAATGATGTCACCGAGCGCTGGAGTGTAACTATCTGTCGCAAACACCCCTGTAGCCGTCACAGTAAACGTGTTTGGAGACACGCCAGTGTTCATGGTGCCCGTAATATTGGCAGTGGTCTGCGCCTCTACCATCCGCATCCCAATACCCAGATTTGAAATGGCAGCTTGGGCATTGGCTGCATTAGTGCCACCGTCAGCAATCGCCAACTGCTCCGAGGCGGTTACTGCCCCGGTGCCGTTGCCTTTGAGCACGCCAGTAAGCGTGGTTGCACCAGTCCCGCCTTGAGCAACCTGCACAGTGGCAAGTTTACTCGATGCAATAGCCGCAGCCGCGTCAACGTCTGCATCCACCAGCAGGCTCGCAGGCGATTGCAGCACGCCCGCTACGTTCTTCCAGAGCCCACTACCTGCCACAAGCCCGAGGGACGTGTGAACATGCGATGGCGTGTTGCCGCCAAACTGCCCCGTCACGCTGTGGTTGTTGCCAGTCGCAAAGGCTTCGAGCGTCACAAAGATGCGATCCGTCACCAGCATGGCAGTCTCTGGCACCAGCACCGTGAATCCAACTAGCGCGGCAGTCGTTCCAATCGTCACTGCGGCGGAGGTCGCGAGCAGCGTAGGCGCGGCACTGCCATCGTACTTGAACACCTTGGCGCGCACGCTGTTGCTGTGGTTGTTGTCAGCCACCCCCAAGAGCCAGCAGTTTACGTCCCACAGGCCTGCCGGGATGTCAGTTGAGCCCGGATCTTGCGGCGTGGACTCGGTGACAAATCCGGCAAACTGCGTCCACGTTTCCGGCGTCAGCGTGCCACTCGCTGCGGTCGATTGTGTCGCGTCTGCACTGCGCCCGAGCTGTTTGGGAGTGCCTGGCAGGTTGGTGGTCGGCGCGTCGGCGTTCGTGCCCTGGTTGAGGTAGTAAGTCAGCCCGTTGGCTCCACCGCCGCCGCCGCTACTCGGCGTTGCTGGCGTCCAAGCCGTGCCAGACCACACAAGCGTCTGCCCGCTGGTTGGTGCCGTTGCTGCGACGTTTTGGTTTTGGAGCCTTGTGACCGTCGTGTCATACACGCCGCCACTAACATCGCCCGCGAGATTTGGTGTATTGAGTGGCATGGTTTAAGAGTTTGGGAATTCCGCGGTTGCGGGCGTAAATGATGTGGTGTAACGAGCGAGCCCCTTTGTAACGCGGAACTCGTCAATTTTGCCGTTCAGCCCTTGAACAGCAATGGTGCCAGCGTTCCCGATGGCAAAGACTGACTCTGTCGAGTAGTTGGGAGTCAAAGTCCCGCTTGTCACGTCGAGCGTACCGTTTAGGAAGATCCTGAAAACATTCCCTGATCGTGTGATTGCGACGTGCGTCCAAGTTCCAGCGGTAATGGTGCCGGTCGTTGTTACCGAACTTGTTCCGTTTGCCGCTGAAAAATTAACGGCATTGCCAACAGTAACTGAGCAAATATAGCACGTTGCGATTGACGTGGTGGTGTTGCCAAAAATGTAGCAGCCGTTGTTGGTGCGGTTGATCCAAAACTCAATGGTAAAATCGCCAGTACCGAACGCAAACGGCGCGCCAGTGTTGCACCGGATATAACTGCCAGTTGTGCCAGGAAAGGAGACTGACGACGTTCCAAATTTGTAATCAGTCGTCGTCAGAACTGGGTTGGCGTTGTTCGCAAAGAACGAAAGCGAGCTGGGTCCATTGTCAAAAAACGGCTGCGACGAATTGAAATTGTTGAAATGCAACAGCGCGGAAACCAGCGGGTAACTGGTATCCACAATCGTCGAGAAACCGCCGTCTGCGTGCCAAGTGTTCGTCGCCAGCTTTGTCAGGAGGTTGCTCGTGTACCGGCCCGAACTAGAAACTTGGTTGCCTGGCGTCAACAGCGTCACGCCAGAGGTTGGCGTAAACGTCGTGCGCCCAAGGCCGCGCTGGATCACGTTGATCTGCGTGCCCACCGGGAACGCCACAGCGCTATCCAGCGGAATCGTCAACGCCACGTCGGTTGCGACGTTGATGGGGCAAATGGTCTGCGCGTCAGTCAGTGCCAATGTGGCCGCGGCAACTTTGTCGGCGGAAACCGAGAAGCCAAGCTGCCCCGCTGGATGCACGTGATCTTGTCGTGCGTAAAGCAGCGAAGTCCCAATGGCTGCTGTGCCATTTGCCAGCGGCAATGTGTTGGCCGGACTCGGGCCAGATGAAACCTCAACGTAAGCGCTGCCACTCCAGCGATAGGTCAGATTCGTGTCGAGTGTGATGTAGATTTTGCCAGTCTCGCCGGGGTTCGGGAGTGCTGCAAAGTTTGCCACCTCGACGATGTCATCGACGTAACTCGGCAGGTAGGCGGATGCTACCCTAGCGTCTGATCCAAGCGGGCAAATGCCGTTTGCGAGCCCGATTTGCGTGGTCGAGATTGCTCCAACCTGGGCGGGAGTCGGGAAGAGGTGCTGGTGGTCTGCACGCGCCGCAAAGCTGCTCACGCCAATCTGCGCGGAAACCGCTAGGTCAGCGGGCGCCGTGGTGGAGAGTCCCGCGATCTGCGAAGTCGTCAACGCCGGACAAGCCACGGTGGTCAGCGAGGTGACGCGGCCTTTAGCGTCGGTGGAGATTACCGGGATCACGAGTTCCCCGCCCACGTTGCTCTGCGCCGTTGTAATCGCTGCCAGCGTGGGATTCGGATAGGTGCCTATAAGATCCCCGCCTGCACTGGCTGTTGCCCCCAATGCTCCCACGTCGGCAGCACTTGGGAAAACGTGTTGATGATCCGCACGAGCAGCAGCGGACGAAAGCCCCACCACTGCGGTGGTTGCCAGTGCAGCCGGTGCGGTGGTTGCCAATGGCGCGCCGCCGCCGCTGATGGCTGCGGTGGTCAGTGAGGTGACCTGCCCTTTATCATTGATCGAAAGGACCGGCACGAGCGTGGAACTGCCAACGCCAGATTGTGCCGTCGTAATGGCCGCAAGCGAGATCGTACCGCTTTCGGTAATGGTCCCACCAGCAAGCCCTTCACCTGCCGTGATGCTTGTGACTGTGCCGGTTCCGGTCCCTCCACCTTCGCCCGACTGAATTGCCCGAATGCTGATTGCAGCATTGAGCGCGGGAGCCGTTGCAAACACGATGGAACCACCGTTGGCCGTGGTGATGGTGTAGTCGATGGTCGGACGCTGATCCAACCCGCCCACACTCACCAGGTATGCGCTCGCGTTCGTGCTGGTATACCCACTAATCGGCGCGAAAGTGGTCGCTGAGTTGTTGCCGTTAAAAATGGTCGGTATGGTGCCAGCAGCCACCGGCCCGTTAAGCAACGTCACGCCACCGTCGGCGCCCAGAAAAAGCTCTCCAGTGGCACAGTTAACGGCCAGCTCACCAAGCTGGAGGCTGGTCGGATTACCAGCACTCCCGCTTCGTTTTCTTGGGATAATCGGGAATGCCATGGCTTAGTAGGTGCCTGCGCTCGCTACGGTTGCGGTGCCGTCTTCTGCGATTTCGATAGAGGCGGATGACTTCACGCCGCCCACTACCGTCGAGGTGCCGGGAATGATCTTAGCGGCGCCAGCGGCAGAGATCGAAAGCCCGTTCGAGGACAGCGAGTCAATGCTCAGGATCCCGAGTTGCGCGGTCGTCGCAATTTGCAACTGCGTGGTCGAAAGCTGCCCCTGCGCGTTAAGTTGCGGGACCTTGCCAGCTTCGGCCAACTGAGTGATCTGCGTGGTGCTCAGTGCGCCGATGTCTGCCGGGGTCAGCACCACATTGCCCGCTGCCGTTGGTGCC